AATTAGAAGAAAAAAAATTTGTCACCGTCACACATGAACGAATGACTAGATTTTCAATTTTTCTGGATGATGGTGTTAACACAGTTTTGTGGGCAATAAAAAATACTAAAGGAGGAGAGGTTATTGTTCCCAAGGCTCCGAGTATGAAAATTTTAGATTTAGCGAAAGTAATGGCTAAAGAAAAAATTAAAATAATTGGCAAACGTGCAGGAGAAAAAATAAGTGAAGAACTTATATCTAATAGTGAAAGTGTAAATAACCATCCCACCCTGGAACGCCTGATCGTATTGCACATTGTTTAGCTGTACGACAGCGATAGGTGGGGAAGGGTTGTCAGGGAGGTCAGCGCTAGTCCTCAGCCCACTAATGGTTGCAAGGTTAGTTGCAATCCCATCCCTAATATCTGAGATGCTCACGCGAACGCCATTTTCCTGAAGGGCATGAGGAGCTTCTCAACATCAGGATCCACGCGACCCACACGCATCACACCCAAATCTCCAAAGCCCATCACACCTGTAGGGCTGTCGTAACGCTTGAACTGTCTCATCGAGAGAATAATGCACGCCTGCTTCACCGCTGTAGGGATAGAAGGCCAGCCCCACACACCATTGATCTGAATAGATGCCTCATTAGCGTTCACATTGCGTGGCTCATAAATGGGGAACAGATACTCACCAATGGCACGCACCTGAGTGTAAGGGGTAGTGATACCACCAGCGATACCGTTGAGAGGGTTGAGCTGGTAGTCAGTTGTCTCCCAGGTCACATCGAAAACCCCAGAACCATCAGAGTCTGTCTTGAGAGTAGTGATGGATTGCAGGTCATCCACATCCACACTGAAAACATCTGTGGGCCTGTAAATGCGTGTTGCTGTCGAGCCGGTGAATACGCGCTCGCACCAGCCGTCAATCTCGCGTGAGGCAGCCTCAATGCTTATCTCAAGCAGGCTGTCATCCACATTGTCTGTAATCCTGAGCGCTGCTTTCACATCGGAAAGAGTCGCGTACCCATCTGTAATCGCCACTAGAAACCTCCAGCTCCTAGTTTACCGCCCAGGACTGCCTACGCTTTGCTCAGATAGTCTTTGAGGAAAGGTAGCCAATAATCGCTCCAGACAGTCTCAGTATCGAACTGCAGGGCGAATGACCTAGCCACGCTAGAAGTCCCTCTATCGGCGTTGTACGCCTCCTCAAGGGCTCTTACGAGGTCAGCGAGGATAGGGATTTGATAGAAACTTTTTTGGGGCTCATCCCAAAATGGTTGTCCACTAACCTTGAAGCCATCCTCAGCAACCAGGTCAGCAGTCGCAGCCCAATCAGATCCGATGACCTTTGTGCCACACGCTTGAGCCTCGATGATGGGAACCCCAAACCCTTCCCCATAAGTTGCCATCCACACCACATCAGAGGCTGTGTAGATTGCAGCGAGCTCAGCATCTGTGTAACCCACCCTCAGCTCATCCCTGTTAGCGAAAGTCACATGATCAGCAGGAACCCCACAGGACTGCATGAGGTGAACTAAATGGAAGCCACCCACGACAGGGAGAGTGTCAGCGTGAATGTAAAGGTGTGAGTCAGGGTGTGCTTTCAGGTGAATCCCAAACGCAAGGAACAACTCAGCGTAAGCCTTCCTGTGGATGATGCCGTTAGCTTTGTTAGCCATCACAGCAGTCACCAGGAACACATCCCCAGGGATCCCCATGAACTCCCTAGTGGGAACCCCCCTGAACTTTGGTGTGGGTTTGAACACATTAGTATCCACCATGTGAGGTGCATAAGGCGCATCAAACCCTGCAGACTTCAACTGCCTCACACCATGAGGAGCCATAGCAATAGGAGTCACATTGTCACGCTTCAAAAACTGTTTCACCATAGGAGGCATGGTGACATGATCGAGAGGAATCCAGGACACAATAGGTGTCTCAGTCTCCAAGTCTTTGTACACCCAAACATCGTAAAGAGTGAGGAGGAAGTGAGGCAGGTCTAAATTGTTCTCCCTGTGAGTCTCATGCCACAGATTGATGACATCATCACTGTAAGGTTTCAGCCCTTTAGGGTAGACCGGCACATCCCCATACTTGGTGCGATGCTTCCCAATGTAACCCTCAGTGCCATAGTTAGACAGCACCGCCACATCCAAGCCATGCTGTTTCATCTTCTCCACCAGGAGACCAGCCTGCACACCATACCCTGTAGCCAAACCAGGACTATTACTTACTAGGGACACAACCCCTTTGAGTTTCTCCAAAGCCATGCCCCCACAATAGCGGAAACCCCCACCACTCGCGAGGAATGGCAGGGGTTTCTGCTTAGTAGCTAGATGCTTATGCAAGCTCCAGGTACTTGATGTGCGATGCACCGTTAGCAACACCAGCGCCAAGGCGGTAGGTGAAGCGGTAGCCGGTGATGTCGTTTGCAAAGTAGGCATCTTGCGAAACTGCAACCTGCAGTCCAGTGGTGCTCACCTTGACAGAAGGCCAGTGTCCGAAGAACACAGCCTTTGCACCAGTTGCAATGGAAGCCACTGCAGGGTTCTCGTAGACAGGCTTGCCAAGGATAGTGCTCGGCCCACCAGCGACTACATCCAGGACATATACCCCATTACCATCTTTCAATTTTCTGATGGCTCCGAGAGTGCTGGAGTTAACCATGTAACCAGCGCCTGGAAGCATACGAGCTGCACCATCCACAGAGAACTGAAGGTCAATCAGCTCATCAGTGGTGATTGCGTTAGTGGTTCCAGCGGTAACACCAGACCCAGCAACAGCAGTAACTGCAGCGTGGATGACAGCGTTAGCACGAGTACCAATAGCGTTACCAGCCTGCTCAGCAATGTTAGCCTCGATGTCAAAGCCAGCATCAGTGATCAGCTCGTTAGCGAGCTTGGTGATGAAGCCCTGCTTGCTCATCTGCAGAAGCAGTGAACCGTAGGTGGGCTCGCTCTCATCAATCGCAGAACCAGCAGCCTTTTCAGTGGCGCTAGCGTAAGCGGTCATGACAGGAATCCGCAAATCTTCTCCAGAGTCGCGCTGGAATACCTCAGAGGTCTCCAGGTACGGTCCAACCAGGCGAGCCAGGTTGTACACGCGATCCAGGAACGCGACAGGGACAGTGTTTGCAGAAGGAACAAGCGTGGCACGCTGTTCCATCGAGAAGGTGTGGTCACGAACCTCACCCTTAGCCATTGCGCGGAAGATGTCTCCAGCGCCACGAGCTTCCTCAACAGGAGCGAAACCGCGAGAAGCCTCAGCAGCCTCAGCCTTGCGAGACTCATTGCGCTTGGCAACCTCAAGAGCCTCATCAGCTCTGCGGATGTCAGCCTCAATGCGCTCAATCTTTTCCAACTCAGCTTGGTCAAGCCCACGCTTGTCTGATTCTGCACCGTCAATAACTTCGCGGATTTGCATGGTCAGGTTAGCGCGGATCTCTTCCTGAGTCTTGATGAACTCAGACATGTAGATGTCCTTTCACTAAATGAATGTAAATGGTTTGCACTGTGGCGGTAACGCTCAACAGCTCTCAGCAGCGGTAACGCACAAATCTGATACCTCAATGATACCCCTAGGGGTTTACCTTGCTCCTGGAAAGAGAAAACCCTCAGCAGCCGAAAGGGGAACTACTGAGGGTGAAACTCGCTAACGCTGTTCAACAGCCCCAAGAACGCGAGTCTCTTTTTCTCTCTGCTGGCTTGTGCCCCTAGTGGGCTTCACCGGCTTTGGTGTGTCAGCAGGATCCTCATCAAGAGCCACAATCGCCTCAGCAAACTCTCCAGCCATCGCTCTAATAGGGCCAGACACAGGGTTGCCTGCCACACGCAAAATAGTTTGCTCAATCTCAGATTTAGTAGCCATTAGTTCCCCATCAAAAGTTCAAGCTTTTTCTTTTTCAGAGCAAGCATCTCAAGACCCACATCAGGTTGTGCAGGTTCCTCAACAGGTGCAAGTTTATCCAGCACAGTGCTGATCAGGTTGCGGTCATCAGAAGTGATGTCCTCACCGTTCTCAATCTTCAGCAAAGCATCAGCGAGTGCATCAGGGTCTACCTCTGCACGCTTGGCAACCTTATCCAGGCCACGCACCGCTGTAGAGCCTGCAGTGGCAGTGTAGGCAGGGAACGCCACAATGCTCACCTCATGCAGGTTTATTTTCGTCAGGGTTCTAGTGGAACCATCAGAGGACCACTCATCGCCACCGCGTGCCACAGTGAAACCAAAGCTCATAGCATCCACATCACCGCGACTAATGAGCTCGCGTGCATCACGCCCCACAGTGGTGTTAGGGAGCATCGCCTCAACATACAGTCCACGATCATCCTCAGTGAGCTTCAGAGTGCCAGCTCGCGTGCTACCCAGCACAGAAGCAGTGTCATGGTTCCAGAGGAGCTTGATGTCATTACGGTTCCTCAGAGAGCCCCTGAAAGCTCCAGGAGCGATACGCTCAGTGAAAGGCAAAGGCTGTGAGTCACTGTTGAATACTGCAGCGTAACCGCTGAAGCTCATGCCTTCCTCAGTTTCACGCACCTCAAACTCTGCTGAGTTGATTCTGGTTTCCAATTTACTCAAGGCTTCTCCAGTCACGCGGTTCTCATTCTCTGCTTCTATTCTACCAATCACACCTTCTGCGTAGTCCATTGCACGCTGTGCAGAGCGCCTAGTGCTCCCACCACCCCACAAAGCGATTGCCACAACACCAGGGCTAGGGAAGTCATCACTGTCAGGAGAGGCTGCAGGTGCATCAAAGTCCACCATGTGCCTTGCAAGGAAAGCGCGGATCCTCACCCACTTATCAGCGGTGACAGAACCGTCAGCCATTGCACGCGCTTCACGCACAGTCTGAGGTTGCAAACCATCCCCAGACAAACCCTCCTCATGCCATTGCAAACCGCGCCTAGCGCTTGCACGCATGTAAGCCGGTGGGGTCAAGTCCACCTGCCTGAGCTCGCGGTCCTGCTCCATAGGGAGAGGGTCAATCTTTGTAAGCGTAGAAAACTTGTGCCCCACCAGAACACCAGAGGGCTCCCAATACTCAAACCCATCCTCCTCCTCAGGTCTCCACACCTGAATCAAGGCAGCAGGGTCATCCTCAGTCCCAGTAATCACAAAATCAGAGTCAGGGACCGCAATCTCCCCATCACGCTCAATGAGCTCCACAGTGCCCCTAGCCATACCACCGCTAGAGTCCCACTCCACAAAATCGCCCACCTCAAGCTCATCAGGTTCTGCACGCTCCAAAGAACGCTCACCCTCAAAAGTTGAATCCTCAGAGATAGCAATCGCTACACCCTGATCAATAGCTTCATCCTTAGTGGCATGACAGCCCATAACTTCGCCATCCTCTTTCACAGTGGCCCATTCCCCCACAGCACAGCTGGGGTTGTTCTCCTCAATGTAATAAGGCACTAATCGTTCTTCCTAATATCCAACACACCCACTACCAAACCATCAGGGTCAGATAGGGCATAGAGGCGGTCCCCAGGGCGCAAGGTGAATTGGATTGTTTCACCTGGGTCAATGTGAGGGGCGTTAGTTGTGCTCACATCAGGACCGCCATAGAAAATGTACTCGTTTGAGCTCTTAGTCATGTTG